TGTTATATTTAATTTTAACCTATCTTCTGGTGTTACTAAAAAAGGAATCGACTTAACTATATTAGTTGTGTTTCCTGTGCCTAAATTTTTAATTGTAAAACCAGTTTTTCTTAATGGGTCATTTATTAAAGGAAAGTCATCCTCTACAACCCAACCTTCATAATTTAAATTACCATCATGTATTAAGTTTGGATTTGGCAATAATCCGCTAACAAACCCATATTTATACCCTAACCTAAAAGCAGAAACACCTCCTTTAATTTCAATTCTTTGATTTCCAGAACAATGATGAGGGTAAAAGTTGTCAATTTGAGAACCTAAAACTTTGTTTAAATTAACGGTTTTATTTCCTAAATAAACATTATCAATATTATAGCGTCTAAATAATACGTAAGGATTTTTATATATTTCATTTGCCTTATAAATATACCATTCCCCGTTTTCTTGCGTTATACATGCACAAAATATATCTAAAACAGACTTTAAAACTTCCTCACAACTCATTAAAGTACCATCGCCTGTTGATTGGCTATCGTTTTTAAAGAAACGGTCTGCATTTAATTGTATTTTAGTTAAAATATCTAAATTATCGCTTGGCACTAATCCATCATAAAGCGTGTTAATAGACGTATTTATAGGCAATAAAATACCAGTTCTTTTTAAGCAATAATAAACGATATCGCTTGCTTTCATTTTTCCAACAAAACGCAAACCATTATCTTTTACAAATGATAAATTAGACAAAGCACCTAATCCGTCTACACAATCTAAATTCAATACCCATGCATCACGCACGAATGATTGGTAAATACCATCAGGTTTTAGAAATCCTCTAAATATTATTTTGTTGTTTTTATAGAATTTAACCGTAAAGTCTTGCTCGTCTTGTGTGTATAAATCTTCTAAAGTAACGTTTAAGTCGGCTTCTAATTCCAAAGATAACCCAGTCCCTCTAATGCTGTCTAAATGGTCGGAAACGCTTCCTTTTTCAAGTATAGCCTTGCCGTGAATTTCTAACGATTCACCTAAATAATACTTTTTAAATATTTGACATAAAAAAGTATCGTTAACATTATTTGTGTATTGAAAATAGTATCTAAGATTTAGATTTTCATTATCAGAAACAAGCTCTACAATTGCACTTATATTAGCATTTAATACTCCGATTGACACAGTTATGTCGTCAGCTAAAATAAGCATCTCTATTGTATCGTTTACACGCTTATAAGATATAAAGTCAGCAGTCCAATTAGCGATTAAAAACGATAATGTTTTATTTATCGTGTCGTTTAAGTTATCCTGTAATTGTATTTTATTAGGTATAGTATCGGCAGTATCATAATCAATACTCATGTAAACTTCACCTGAATTATAAACAATAGCTAAATCATTTACTAAAATACCCAAATTTAAAGCAGTTCCCAAAACGGGATTATCTGTAAACGATATAATTACTCTTTTTGCCATTTTACAAATATAATGATTTTTAACCTAAACTTATCGCACCACCTAATCGTTTATTTTTATCTAAAGTGTTAGAAAGTACACCTATTAACGATTGACCGCTTATTTCAAATACTACCGTTCCACCTGTAAATCCTGAACCTCCTGAACTTGAAGTCGAAGATGTTGGACTCGATACGCTTGCTCCTGTTGAAACTGAACCTGAACCAGCTCCACCTTTTGCTTTTGTCCCTATTGCTCCACCTATTGCTTTTAGTGCTACACCTACTCCAATAGCAGCAATACCAGCAACAATGGCAGCAGGACCACCTGTTGCAATAGCTAAATCTAATTTTCCTTTTACAACTGCTAAAGTACCATATTGAATAAGCATACCTCCCATGTCAGATAAAAACTTGCCTAAACTTTGTAATAAAGTATTTCCTATTGCTCCAAGTACATTTCCACCCGTTGCTAATGCTTCACCAATAGAAGTTCCTAATTGTCCGAATGTATCTGTAATTGAACCTGTAATTAATTCATTTGCACTATCATTAAAATCATTTAATAATCCGTTTAACCTTATAAATTCAGCAGTCATTCCTGTTGTATCCATTATTGGTTGCAAAGGGATATTTAATTTTATAGGCTCTGTTTTTAAATTAGTTAAGTCTGCACTTAACTGGTCTCTAAACATAGTTAAAATCTTATCATTTTGGTCATCAGTTGTTTTTACTGCTTTTAATTCAGAAACAACTTCTAACTTTTGCCTGTTTTGCTTTGTGGTTTTTGCTTTTTTATTAGCTGCTTTTGCTACGGTATTTGATTGCTCAAATGTATTTGCAACTTTAGTACTTTTTTCTAATTCCTGAGTAAATAAGGCTTGTTCTTTTTTTAAATTATCAATAGATTTTGATGTTAAGTCTGTAGATGCTTTTAAGGCTTGTTGTCCAGTAACTCCTTTTAAAATAGAAAATAAACCTTTTCCAGCAACAAAATCGGCTATTTCTTTTTGCCCTTTTTGTTGAAGTTCTAATATTTTTAAATCATTTTCACCTATTTTTGTAGCTAAAATTTGAGCTTTAGCTTTTTGAATTAAAGCAAAAGAAATAGCTCTTACCGCATTAGCAACATCTCCACTTAATATTTGTTCTTTTGATAAATTACCAAAATAAGCAGGATATTCTTCTTGTAACTTTTTAACAGCGTCTAATCTTTCCTTTCTTGAATTAATTTCATTTGAAGCCACAGAAACTAAAGCATTCATACTTGCTATTTCCGCACCTGAACTTTTAATGGCTTCATTATTAACGTCTGTCATTGCTTTTTTCAAATTGTCGAAATTACCAGACAATTTATCTAAAACATCACCTACTGTTATGTTATTTTGACTCATATAAGTCAATGCTGAAGTAACTAAAGAAACTGCTAATAAAATACCACCGCTTCCAATTATAGAACCAGCTAAGGCTTTTAATGCGCCACCTGTTGAGCCTGTGCTTTGTTTTAAATGACCAAAGGCTTCTACTGTTGCCGTGATATTATTTCCTATACCCATTATACCAAATGGGGCGTCTTGTGCAATACGAGAAAATTGCATTAAAGCATTCCCACCATTTGCTACTTTAGGAGCTAAATCTTTTTGAAATGAATTACCAGCGTCTTTAGCAGTAGTTTTTAAATCTAATAAAGATTTTTTAGCATCTTTAATTTGATTTGTTATTTGTGTAGTATCTAACCCTAATTTAATTTGGGTTTGCTTTTCTTTTGCTAATTGCTTAATGTCAAATTCAACCTCTTTAATTTTTTTATCAAAGTCCGTTGTATCCGCTCCTATCTGTACTTCTAATGCCATTTTGTTTGATTTAGGTATTTTTGATACTCCTCTATAAATCTTTGTTTTTGTTCGTCGCTAACCCCTTTATTAGCAATTTTGCCACCTGATAAATCCATAAATTTATCCATTGTTTTAGGTAGTGTTTTATAATTCTGATAAGGTGCAATTAATGCATTATAAGCAACCAATCTATATTTTTTCCAATCTTCTAACTGCATACGTCTATAAGCAAAAAGGCGAATTTGAAACTCCGCAAAGGTCATGTCATAAACATCACTCAATCGCATAATTCCAAGTTCGCCACAAGCAAAGGAAATGACATCTTTTTTAAAGTCTATTTCAACACTGCTTTCACTTTTTTTTTATCTTCAACTGGTACGTCTTTAAACATTGATTCATTAAATGCTATTTTAAAGTCAAACCAAAACTTACCGCCAATACCTCCGTTTTCATCGATTAAATCGTTAATATCGTACATAGTAAAGTCAATAGCTTTATCTTTTCTCTTATATGCGTATAAACGAGAATAATACATGATTTTAGGCATTAAAACCTCATCTGTTTGAGCTCCTAATTCTTCAAGTTTTAAACCTGTTCCATTTAGTAACTCGTTCAAAAAACCTATACCAAAATGGAAATCAATTCCAAGTAAATTTCTTTTATTCATAATTATTTTTTAGATTAATTCTGCTTTCCAATAACCTTCCGTTTCAAACCCTACATATATAAATCTATACATTTGATTTGTGGTTAAAACAACGTTTTGCGTAAACGTTCCAAAGGTTGTAAACATTTTATTTGTATTTGCTACATTTGCTCTAATAACTATATTATTAGCAACCGCAATAGCGTATATTTCACGCCCTATAACATCAGTAGCTGGTAAATAAGCAATACCGCCCGCAAAGCTACACGAATTCATGTCGTAAGGCAATACTTGTGGTGTTAAACTTAAATCAATAGTACCCGCAGTTTTAACGGGTACTTGTTGGTCTACATAATCAACAACCGATTTTAAATTACCTCCCACATCAGCAGGCGAAATACTATTAGATAAAGTTTCGTTTGTGATTTGGCTATCTATTTGAGCCTTTAATGCTGTATTAGTCATCTTTATTTATTATTAAAGTCCAAATTGATTAGTAAATTGTTCTGAAAAAACTGAACTTCACGCTTCAGGGTCAACTGTTGCAATTGCTCCGTCGCCTTCTAAAGTAACTGAAAAAGTACTTATTTCGTCTCCAGCTCCTTGGTCTAATGATAAATCTGAAAGAATTGCAGAACCATAATAAATAGCACCTGTAACTCCTGTGTCTAATTTCCAAGTAATAGCAGTTTTTGCAATTTGCTTAGTCAATAAGTAATCATGTGATGCTTTTGTAGTTTCACCACCTACCGAAGTAGTATCGATATACTCGCCTTCAGCATCAATAGTATAACTAAATACGCCAGCTTGTTTTTTTACAACTCCCGGAAAACATTTTGTTTGTGATTCAATAATTGAAACCGCAGAACTCAAACTGTTTGAAGTTAAACAAGCTACCGGTCTGTATATCGTTCCATCGTGTACGTAAAGTATTCCTACTTCTCCTTTAATTGGTAATGCCATAGTATTTTATATTAATGTTAAATTTAATCTTAAAAATGAACGGAAGATATTTTCCGTATCTGTTACCGTTTCTAATTGTTGCTCAAATGTTATGTTTTGAGTCAAATTTGTAAATCCTGATATTGTTAACTTAGGACTTAATAATGTGTAAATAGCTTGTTCAATATCGTTTAATAACACTCTACTACCGCTATTTCCTGCACTTGATGTTTTAGTGTATATTTCAATTAATAATGAAGTAGTCCACCTATAATCACATTTTGTACTCTTTTCAATCTCTTTTGTTTGCGCTGTAAATAATACATATTCCTTTAAATCAGCGTTTCCACTTACTCTACTGTCAAAGCAATTTATTATCTTACTACTAACAACAATATTGTTAATTTGGTCGTAAACCGCTTTTCTTACGTGCTTGTCTGGATTAATATTTACTGCCATGATGTAAAAATACTAAATTTTTTTGTTAAATTGCTTAACTAATTTTGATAAATTGTTTAAATAATCTTTTTTACCTTTAATCCATGATGGATATAAAAAAGGTTGTGGGTTTATTCCAGCTCCTAATATCTTTGCGAATATTGGATATGCTGCTTTTTCATCAATTCCTTTTGCTCTACACCATATTTTTATAGCTTCTAATCCATCCTTAAAAGAACCACTTTTTTGATTCTTAAATGAATTAGCCATATCTTTAAATTCCGCTGGTACATTTACTTTTTTACCCGTTCCAAACTCCATATAAGCACCGTATTTTTCGTTTACAGTAACTTTATAATTTGACATTTTAACCTTTGCATTTGAAATACTTTGAGCTAATTTACCAAAGTTTTTAGGAGCTAAATTCTTAGTGTCATTTTCTATTTGAAAAGCAATAGCTTCCGTTTCCGCATCAATTAATATTTCAGCATCTTTGCCAAATTTACGTAATTCTTTTATCGTTTCATTTATTCCTTTAACCGATGCCATTAGCTGTAATATTTACAAATCTAAATAATTCGTCATCATATCTAATGTCATTAACCACATATTTAGAACCTTTGTGAATAATACTTAGATTGTCAATATCAGGTGTTAATGTTGAATTAGCTCTTATTTTAAATGAATAATTATTCTTTATATCTGATTTACCAATAGAATTATCTTTAAAAGAACTATTTTGTTTTACTTCAGCCCAATACGAACCAATTAAAACATCAGTTACTGTATTACCTCCGTATCCATCAGAAACGTTAGTGGTTTTGTAAATAGCTATCTTTCGAGTGTATTGTCTTGAAATCATTATAAAAATCTTCTATAAATGTCTACCGCTTCTTTTACTGATTCTGGTATTAATGTGCTATTTACTTGTTTTTCTGACTCGTAGTACCACACCTTAATCATTTGTAATGCACTTTGTATTAATTCATCAGGAACTTCACCACTTGCATAACCCACGTTTAAAGTAACTGTTTTGTCGTTAGGAAATACCGCAAAAGTAGAGTAATAAACAACAAAAGGCTCTAAAGGTAACGTTATAGAGTTAATCGGATAATCATATACTTTTACTTGACAAGTTCCGTTGTAAACTACTTCACGTTCGAATAATATATGATTAGTTCTTTTTTCTATATAACGTAAAGATGCATTTATCATAGAAGTAATTTCCGTATCGTCATCGGTTAAATCCAAGTCAATACGCAAATAATTCTTTGCTCTTTCTAATGTTATTACATCTAAATAACTCATTATTTCTTAACTTCTTTTTTAATTTCCTTAACGTATATATCCATCGCCTTAGCGTCTAAATCTGATAATTCAATAGTATCATCAATAGAGTAGTTTTTTTGCTCTGATATCTTAAAAAAAGGCTTAATAACTTTATATTTTTTCATGTGTTTTAATTTATTATACAAATATACTTAAAAAAAGTTTGCAATTTAAAATTTAATTATATCTTTACATCGTTGAAAGTCGGAAGTCAACAAATAAAAACTTATAATAAGACTCTTTAGAACTGCCGACTCAGTTTTATGGAGTCTTTTTTAATTTATAATATTATGGAAAACAAATTTAAAATTATTATTGATATTCTATTTAAAAATAAAACTTATATAGAATTAAAACAAACAGAATGTTTAAGTATTTTAGGCAGAGTTATTGCAACAGAACCTGAATTTAAAACAGATGATGAATATTATAAAGAAGCTCTGATAGAGGCTATTAATAATAAAGATGTTATGCCTTTTATTAAAAAATGGAAAATTGAAGATTATAATAATTGTGATTTAAAAATTGGATACAAAACTAAGGCTTACACAGTTGAAATAAAATTAACTAATTAATAAAAAATAGTATTATGAAAAGAGAAATAAAGTTTAAATATGTTTTAAAAAATAGAAATACAAATAAAATTCATTTTAAAATATATAGTTTAGAAACTATTGAAATAAATGGATTAGGTGTTTTATTTGACTTATATAATTACGAAATCATTTCACGTTTACAATTAACTGGCTTAAAAGATAAAAATGGGGTTGATATTTACGAGTTTGATAAAGTTAAAAACGAAGATAATGATATAATATTAGTGTCTTATGGTATTCAAAGTATAGATGCTTTTGAATGTGTAGGGTTTAATTTAGTTAGTTCTTATGGAGAATATAAAGACATAGGCAAAGCAATTAGACTTCAACAATCTATTGAGATAATATAATAAAAAACCCTTTACAATTAAGTAAAGGGTTTTAAAACTAACTAAAATATTTAAAACTAAACTGCTGTAAAGTCTCCATAGATTAATGCTGCTGGTTGTTCAACTGCTAAACCTACCTGAGCTTCGATACGTGCTGTAATGTTATTTGTAACAAAGTTTGTACCTTCAGTCTCTGAAAATTCCAAAGAAAGTCCTTCAGTTACAATTTTGTTAACTCTTGACCAATCTCCAACATAATATTTGTTAGCAGCTAACCAATTCGCTTTAAAGATTGGGATTCCGTTTATACGTAATTGACCACCTTCCACAGTTACAATTCCA